GAAACGCCTCTCATCTCCGCCCTTTCGGACGGAGGTTTCTCGGCGCATGAGCTAAGAAGTAAATGCAATAGTGATATCTGACTCACTGATTGTTGGTTCAATATCTGCGGGTATCTGTACACTACTAGCAAGTGTTCCGGTACCTAATGCAACCTCAATTGAAGCAATAGGGGCGGTTGTTGAATTTTGAATTACAGAGTAAAAACGAGAAGCGTAAACGGTTGACGCTAGCGAAACTCTATCATTAGCACCACCGCCCGTTACGTCAGTAATTAAAGATTGAATTACTAAGTTCTTTTCGGTTGGATTCATAGACGAACCAAAAAAAGTTACTTTAATCTTTAATGCTTGAGATTCAGGGCGCACAATGTTATAAGTGTACGTAGCGTTATAAAAATTCTCATCTGTATAGCTAACTTGATAGTCTCCGGTCGTTCCACATCCTGCGTCTTTCCGCTGGTAAATCGTTTTGGCTATTTCTTCATCTTCACCGCCAACGATAGAGATAAGGATTGAATGCGGATTAATCGTTACTCCAAATTTTTCAATACTGGTATTGTTCGGATTCTCAAGAACTCGGACATCTAAAACGCCGTCTAGTGCAGCAAGGTTTGCTTGAATTGCCTCAACGTATCCGGTGGCATTAATCGCATAACTTTCAATCATGCGGTTTCTTAATTCGGAATCGGTCTCTTCATCACGCCCAATAATTCCCGCCGTTGGATTTGTAATTGAATCCCAACCTGCGATAGTAGTGACTATTTTATTTACCGCATTACTTGCAACTTCTAACGGCCCATGTTCAATAGCGGTGAACGTTGTAAGTACTGTTCCGTTATCGGCAATTTTTGCGCCAGAAGCATTGGAGTGTCGGTACTGATTGCCTTGCGAATCCTGTGCAATTGCTCCATAAGGAATTACAGTACCTTTTAACCCGGTTAACTTGCAATTAACAACTGTCGGCTCGGATATCTTTCTATCTAAGCCATAAAGCGAGGCCAAAGCGTCTAAGAATTTTCCTGTTGCGGTTACAGGATTAACCATGTTTGATAAAAAAATAATTTCTGCATTCTTAGCTTCAATTTCTGAAACGATTAAATCTAAAACCTGTCCCATAGGCGAGGAAGGTTCAATATTTAAAAGCGGTTCGTCTGGTGAAGTCTGAAATGCTTGCTGTATCTTTTCTCCTATGTCTTGTCTAATGTCTTGAGTGCTAGGCAAAGTTACGCCTGTTTGCGGATTAAAAATTACTTGTGCCATTGCGTTTAAACCTAATGAAATAAAAATTTAAAAATTAAAGGTAAGTGTTTCTTGTAAATCAGTAGTGATAGTTATCTCACCGTGTAGTATGCGATTCTCTTCGTCAAACTCGGTAACTGTTACGCTGTCTACAGAGCGCACCCCTTGAGTCCTATTCCCGGCCTCACGGATAACTTGCGATAACACGGTTGTATCTAAGCTCTTAGCTAATTGAGCTTCTTTCCAGTTAATGCCGTTTTCTTGTTGAAAATAAGCGTCATTCGTCCAAAGTCTTATCTCATTAGCTAAGTTTTGAGCTATAGCAAGATTGCCGCTAGTTAATAAAATGTTTCCTTCGGGCGTAAGCTGTAAATCCCAAGTGTTAGGGTCAAGTAACGCTGTTTTATTTTCGTGCGACATAATGAATACCGCTAAAATTCGTTAATAATTTTTGTTGCTATCGCTGAAATTGTTTCAACGGTAAGAGGTACGCTAAGGGTTCCTGCGCCCGATTTAATTCGATTCCAGATACTTTTATTCCGTAATTTCTCTAAAAGCTCTTGGCCGGAAAGTGTTAGTCGAGGAGAAATAAGGCCATAGCTGTAAGAAAAATCTCCACCAGTTTTTATAATTACACCGTCAATAAAACCGCCGTCTAGACATAAAAGCAAGTGACCAAAAATAATTTTTTCCTGTTCTTTTGCTTCTTTCTTTAGATTTTCTCGAGTATCAAAATCTTCTAACTTAGTGGATTCTGGAAGAGTTCCAACAGTCTTTAAGTATTGTTCAATACTTTCATCTTCGAACTTTTCTAAAAGTCCTTTAAAAATTTTCCAATCTAACTTCATCGATACTTCCTTGTGTTATTCCGGCTGTCCGGTATTTGACTCACCGCTTTGTACGCCCGTGTGGGTGTGAGTTGTGAGGCTAATTCCTTGAGCGGTAACATCACCGCTAAAGGTTGCATTTTCACCGCCAGCACCACCGCCGGAAATAGCACCATTAAGATTAATTTGCGGGGCTGTAACAGTGAAAGAGTTTGAAGCCGTTACTTCCATAGTCTGCGCCTCAACTTTTGCGCTCTTGGTTTTTATCGTGACTTCTTGCGGGGCTTCAATAGCAATAGTTCCTTCATCCTCTAAATGGATAAATACTTCGGGGGCTTTTCCCCAAAAACCACCGATATAAAAGGAGTCGGACGGGTCAAATTGTCTAAAAGTAGCCGGAACTTTTGGCGTGTTGTCTCCGTTGATATTTGAAATATCATTTTTTGCAACAACCGCAAGGCCAATATCCCCGACCTTCGGATCGCAAATTACTGCTGCCTTACCGTGTTGTAATCTAAAGTATGGCAACTTAGGAATGTTGGTAACTTGTAATCCTTGACCTTTATTATTTCTAGGCTGTAAAAGCGGTTTTACTGATACGTAACCCGCCCCTTTATTTTTCCCGTTCCTCTCTACTGCTGTAACGACAACAGGCAAAGAGGTACTAACTATTTTTGAGATAAGCGAGGAAACAAAGAAATTAAGGGCGTTAGTTTCATTTGAACTTGCAAAATCGTTATATCCTGCACTTAGTTCTTTCTCGTCTGCCATATCTACCACCTTGGGAAAATAGCATTAATTTGTGTTTTCCAAGCGTTCCCGCCCGGGTCATTTGCACTCAGTTGATGATTGAGTCCTACTATTTTCCAAGTCCCGGAGGCGTGAGGTACGATAGATTCAAGTTTGAAGTTAGCACCGATTCTAAGTTCCGGCCGGAAAAAACAAGATACGTTAATGCCGTTATTCGAAAATGTCGGATAGCCGATCATTCCGTTTTGCGCATTTATTAAAGGAATACCGCCTTGGTCTTTACGGCTTGCGTTCTTGGGCATTAATACAACTTTTTCATCATCAAATAAAAGATCAGCACCAACGGCCTCGGCAATTCTGCGCATTTTCGTGACCGGATCACCGTTAATAATGCAGTCTTTAATTGAAGCGGTTACTTCGTTATTCTCAAATACGTATCCAACTTCTTTACTAAGCTGGTCAATCAATCCGGCTACTGTTTGATTACCGTTAACGGAAATTGGAGCTTGAGGAATTAAAGCCGGGAATAATCCGCAGTTAGCCTCAATCTTAAAATTTGGAGAAGGCGAGGCGTTAAAGTCCGCCCAAGCGTTGACAATCTCACCCTTAAATACAACCGATAAAGTTTTACCTTTTTGACCGGCGGAAATATTTATTTTGTTTCTCTTCAATGAAAACGATTTAAAGCCTAAATGTGTTAATCGCTCCATTGTGTTTAAAGATAATCCTTTAATACTTACAGTTGCCTTAGGGAAAGCCGGACATCCTGACTTAGTAATGCTTACTTTCATTGCTAGGTCTCGGATTGTTAAGGCTTCCTGACCGTCTAAAGTAACCGTTACGGCGATATCTTTTTGGGTGTAGGTAGTTTCATTATTGTTCATTAGAAGCCTCGCTATATGCGTTCTCGTAAAGCAATAACCACCTTGAATTTAATCCTTCATATTGCGGATCGGACTGCCCTAAAGTATCCACAAAGTACAATCTGCCATTAAAGTTAGGTGATGGGTAACAATTAATATCCGTACCAACGCAAACCTTGCGCCCCTTAAATATTTCAACCTCGTTGCAAGTCAAATCACAATAGAGTGATTCGGCAACCTGCCTAAGCTGAATCACGCAGTTTTGAGAATCAAGCACTACTGAAAACTCTTGCCACGGAAGAGGGGATATTTCAATTTGTTCAATCATGTTTTACCCCTTATTTAAATTTATTTGAAACACTCTTAAAGAAGGAAGTTCTTGTTTGCGCCTGACCGGTGTTTACTTTGTTAGCAGAAGTTGACCGCTTAGGCGAGTACTTTGTCTTTTGATTACTTAGGTCAACGCTGACAATCTCGATAAAAGAACAATGTACAGATAAGAAACAAGCTCCGGTTGTTTGAGTTCTCGTAAAGTCATAATGGTCTAGTGCCATGTTGCGCCAAATTTTGGCCGGAGAAAAAATAGTACAGGTTTCTGTACTCTGGATTTTCTTATCCAGCATAGCCAAAGCCAAAACCTGCACGGCATAACTACCATTAAATAAGAACTCAACATTAACCCGTTCGGGTTCACGGACAATGTTATAAGCGGCGAGCTGTCCATTTTCTATCGGTTCAGTCGGTATCTTAGAACTGCTATCTGCGTCTATTGAACCGATAGAAGTGTACGGAACAAAGGGCAAAAGATTATCGCTAACAACCGTCCACGCCAAACCCATTACTGAATTTATTGAAGCCATTTTCTAGTAACTCTCTATTAAACCTGTCGAGCTATTAGCTAACAGATCGTTTTTGTTCAAACCTTCTGATACGCCCTGCATAGTGGCTTGTTTAATCGCTTGTGGATCGGCGTCACCGTTCACATTGATAACTACATCAGTCTTAACTTGATTGTTTACCGTGTTTTGTTTTACGGCTTTTCCGGCGTATGACGCACCGTTACCGGCTATATTTCCGGCCGGAGGTACTATCTTCTTTTCTTTATCGTCACCAAAACCTAAGAAGTTTTTAACGCTATCCATTGGGTTAGTTAAAGCGTCCGGCATTTTCCAATCAGAGAAGAAATTAAGTTTTTCTGTTATCCAATCGAAAATAGAAGCAACACTTTCTTTAATGCTTTCCCATGTTTCTATAAACGTCTTTTTGATTTCAGGTAATTTATTAATTAAATCCGCAATACCTTTTGCAACGCTTCCAATACTCCCTACAATCGTAAGAATTGCAGATTTAACAACCGCCCCAAAGACATCCATAAAAAGGTCTTTTACAGGCTTTAATGCGTCACCAAGTTCGCAAATGGCTTTCCAAGCGTCTTTAAATGATTGTCTTACGCCTTCAATGTCTTCACTTGAGTATCCGAGAGTTTCTAAGAACTCACCAAATACGCTATCTCCGCCCTCAACGAATGTAATTAAATCATCTATAGCACCAGCTAATAAAACGATTAAACCGATTGCCACGCCAAGCGGGCTAAAGAGTGCGCCTAAGACTTTAGGAGCATTGGTCAAGATTGCACGAGGGCCGAATGCAGCAGCTGCTGCCACGGTAATCGCACCTAAGGCAACCTTTATAAATTCTGAATGTTCTCCAATAAAGTTGGCTAATTCTGCAAATGCTTTAACCGCTTTTTCAACATACGGAATGAAAAACTTGGCAAACTGGTTGCCAATGTTTTGTACTGCCATTCCGGTGGTCTGCCAAGCGATTTTGAACCTGCGGGCGTTTTCTGCGTCTTTAGGCGTTAATGCCATTTTCCGATAGGTTTCAACAAGCGTATTCATTTGCTTGTTGTTTTGCAAGAAAACGGCTGCGCTTTCCCGGGTCAAACCCATGTATTTAAGGGCATAGTCAGCTTGAGCACCGCTCATGCCATTTAATTGTTTTCCCATTCGGAGGAAAACTTCACCACTTGCGCCTGTACGTTCGGTAAACGATTTCATAGCGTTAGTAAATGCCTCAGCACTACCACCGGCCGCAACATTAGCCTTGCGCCATGCGTCTATTTCCGATACGTTCATCCGTACGGACTTAGATAAATCATCTAACTTAGCTCCTTCATCAAGAAAGTTAGTAAACATGAGCTTTGCGCCGAACATGGCAACTAATGGCCCGGCGTAAGACTTGATAGCGGAAAATACTCTTTTAGCCGTACTGTCTAATTGTTCAAACGCTTTTTGGCCTTGCTTACCTGCTTTATCTAAATCTTTTCCGGTTTGTTCGGCTTTATCGGAGGCCTGAACTAAGCCTGTTCCTACTTTGGCTATAGCGTCTCCGGTCTCATTTACTTTTTGAGCTGTAATGTCTGTCGCATTACCTAACAGATGATTGATATCTTCATCCGCACCAGCAGATTTTTTAATTAAATAATCTAATTTTTTGGCTAATAAATCAAAGAACTCAATAATCCCGTCCGCTTTTAAGCCAATGTCGATTAATAGTTGATCTGTTGTAGTTGCCATGATTTTTAGCCAAAAAAGTTAGAAGTAAATAAATTAGTTTTGGCTCTTTTGTGCGAGCCATTTGTTGTAGTTCTCAACTAAAAGAACTTCATCCAACTGATACGCTTCTTCCAGCGTCATAGTTGTTTGAAGCTCTTGTAGTGTTGCTAAGTTATTAGCTATTAAGCGAGAAAAAAGCGGGGAAAAATTAGAAGGTGTAGCAATTCCCCGCACTTTTGCGCAATCGGCTAGAAACTCACCCCTCCTTGGGAGGTATGTTTCAGAAAGTCGGGAAAAAAACCGAAATTTGCCTCAACTGATTCTTTTCTTAATCTAAGAAGTGTTAGCGGTGAAGAAATATAGCCGTCTGCGTCATCGTAAGAAAATTGTGTTTCCTTACCATCGCAAACACGGTATACACATTTAAGCACTTCATCAAGAATTGCTTTGGCTTCCGGATATGGAGCACTTAATACCGCTTTAATAGCTTCATTGTAATTAATAGAATCAAAATTCATATTTTTCCCGGCCAACATTGCAACACGGATAATTAAATCTTCCGCTTTAGTTGCAGGAAAAGGATAAATCTTGAATGTGAGCTTATTTCCGCCGTCATCCAGCTTGATAATTTTCGGTTCTTTCATTATTAAATTTTCTCCATTCTTTCAAAGTGGAATACCCAAGTGGTCGGTGCTAAAACTTTATTTACCGCAGGCAATGGGTTTGCGGTTTGAAGTACTCCTTTAGAAAACTGATAAGACTTGCCAATACTCGGCAAGCGAACAGTTAAGTTACAAACATAGATTTTCTTGTTTGAACTCATTGCTTCATAAATATTTGCAAATGCGAAAGCCGTAGGAGAATTAGCTTCTAACGTGATTGTTACCGGATAAATATTGGGAGTAACACCAGCAGCCATATGACCGTCCACGCCCATACGTGTTTCGGCAATTTGCATTGAATCGGCAACGATTGCAGCGTCTGTTGAAAAGTTTTGTAATTGAATGCCGTTGGGATATAAATCTTCTACTGTCATAACCGCCGAAGCATTAGCAGCGGTGATATCTAAATTTTGTGTTGGTAAAGCCATTTTTAAGCTCCAAAACTAATTAAAGGGTGGCTGTTAAAGGGAGGGTGATTCGTTGAATTGCTCCGGCATAAGTAAACCATAGGCCTAGGCGTGGCGTTCCTCTTTCGGTTCTTACGTTCGCAGACGGGGACTCAATCAAGTACCAATAACCTTTAGAGTACAAATCTTGTTTAATGTTTGTGTTGGCGGTTTCTGTAAGTAACTGTTGAACTTGAGAGTTGGATAGTTCTAATCCTGTATCAATAACGCCGTTGCGTTTAGCTTCATTAATTGGGTCAAGTAACCATGCTTCAATAAATGCAAAACCTAAGGCGTTATAAGGTGCTCTATTGATTGAGGCGAAGCCGTCCATAATCTGTCTCTGGATACGAGCTTTAAACCAAATCATTCCGTAGAGAACATCTATAAATTCATAGATACCGGATAACAAGCAACCACGATTGATAAAGTCAAACTCAGCGTTACGGGTTGCAAATGCACCCACGTAGTTCACTCTCAAATCATCTAAGGCTTCGGCTACTTCATCGCTTAGAACGCTTGCTTTAATGCCGGAAGCGGATTTAGCAAACCAAGTTTTAATTCCTTGATTAGCCGTCCAGTCGATAGAAGCACCTACAGCCAAGAATGTAGCGGTTTCCTGCGCACCGCCGTAAACCTCAACAAGACAATTGAAGTTATTTTCTTTCAGCTTGTAGGCTTTAGTTTGAGATTGTGTCGCTTGATTGGTCATCTTTACGTCATTATCCCAATCAAAGTAAACATAATCATCATCGATATCTGCCCACTTAGCCAATTCCATGGCCTCGTCTAATTCTGTCTCGTAAAGAGTAGTAAAGCCTACCCAATTGCGATAAACAGAAGTAATAAGGTTCATGTTTTGAGCTGGCGTTAAAGCCTTAGAGCCTTGGGACAAAACCGCCCCGGTTTCTTCACTCAAACCTAACAAAGCGGATAAGTCAGTGCCAGAACCTGTGGCCTCAGAGTAACCGATTGTCGCAGTATCACCTGTGGCGGTAGTTGTAAGAACAATGGCTTTTTGATCAGAGTTATAAACGCCTGTAACGCCTGTAATGGCTGTAGCTAATAAAGTGGCAACTTCACTTAATGATTTAGCTGTAGATAAATCCAAGTCGGATACTGTTTTGGTTTCAGCCCCAATAGTAATTTTTAATGAGCCGTCTTCAATCTTAACCAGTTCGGATAATTGGACATTGATAGGAGCAGAACGAATCCAAGCGGCACAATCAGCTGAAACTCTGCGGGCAACAAATAATCTTTGTACTGATTTCTGTTGGTTGTTTACGCCTGAAAAATACTGATTAGCAAAATCAGCTTCTTTAGATTCCGCCCCAAAATAATTGGCTACTGATTGAGCGGTAATGAACTCAACCGCTGGCTTAGAGGTCGGAATAAGTGCATTATCGGTAAGCAAGAGGCCGTTAGTTTCGAGGTCAGCCGAACCCGCCCCGATCACTCTTGGGGTAATTGAAACTAGGTAGTTACTATTGATTGACATAGTTAAATCCCATAAAAAAAGACCGCTCTAAACGGTCTTTGGTTGATTGATATGCAAATATTAAAAATTTTGTATTTTTTCTTGAGTCATTTTTTAGACTGGTGTACTATTTCCGTATGGATTTTTCAGGTGGTCTTATGGAAGTCGTCCCTTGGCCTTCCGAGAGAGCCTGAAATTAAGAACCTGACGACCTCTAGCTCTGTGAAGGACATCACCTAGATAAGTCAGGTTCTCTGCTTTATCTATTTCCTTAGCATTTTCCATTTTTAATCGTCCTTTGGTGGATAGCTAACATCAACATTCTTCAAATCAACGTTTACGGCACTAAAGAATCCCATAGTCGCTTTAACTACTGATTTCATACTCAAGTGAAGCGTTAATGTTGAACGTTTTACATAAGAATCAGAATCACCTACTAGAGTTGTATCCTTTGGATCATCTGCGTATAGCAGGCTTAATCCTCTGTCTTTAAAGAATTGAACTCCAACCGAGGAGCGGGCTACAGTGTCTAAGGCTTGGGCTCTTAACATGGCATTAATGCCGTCTTCTCCGTTCTTAGTCGAAGCGTAGCAGTCAACCTGTACCAAGACTTCTACAATATTAGACAAATAAATTTCATCATCTAAACCTTTTTCATCGTATTCTTCAAATCCTGTGCCGTGGCGAACACTAGAGATATACGAGAAGATAACGTAATCGTTACTTTCAGCAGGTAATGCGATATTGTTCTGATTACCGTAAAAAATATTTTCTTTTTTAATCTCAGGTACGGCAAAAACAGATAAGAACTCATAAACCGCTTTAACAATGTTAGGGGTTAGATTTTCAGCCGTTACCGTTGGCGTTGTCTGTTTCACTGTTTTCTTCATCGTCATTTTCTTTAATCGTTAACTGTGGCGTATCGGTCTGAAAAGTACACCGAACACAAACCCACCCGGCGTCCGAAAAATCCTCTAAAACCGCCGTAATAAGCCAATACCCGCCGAATTTATCGACTATGTAATCACCGGAGCGGGCTAATGGTCTATACAAGCTCCACGGCCTCGATTTCCGGTCATTAGACGCATGAATGTATAGCTTTCTGATTGTTGAGTTTTGCCCTGCTAAATTTGCATGGTCTAGAGTACTATCCCCCTCACTCTGGAAGTTCCCGGTAATGGTTTCAGCGGGTGCATATAACGCTTTAATCAAGCCGTTTACGTTCTCTTGTCCTAGTGAGCGATAGTAGGTAAAAGAATCATCCTGATAGTTAGCGTTTATCGCATGACGCACGATTGAATGTAGATTCAAACTCATTATTAAATTACCTTCATACTGATAGACGCTAACAACTTTCCGCTTAGTTTCATCGGTTGCGTTGTTGTCGTGTTGTTAGGCAATGCGCCGCCTCGTTGAATTTTTCTTACTTTTTGATTTTCCCCAAGGGCTTCAAACATTGCCATGGTCAATGGCGAACGCTTAGGAAAAGAACCAGCCGGACAACCGCCTTCATTAATCGTTTTCTGGATGTCTGCTACTACTACAGTGCCTAAAGTTTCAAAAGCCGTTTTAACGTTTTGAGTTCTTATTAATTGAGCTTTAAACAGTTCCGCCCATTCCTTATTTTTTTGAGCGAACGTAGCACGCATAAAAGGGCGGGGCGGATTGCTTAGAGTAGAAAACTTATAGTTAGTTCCTAACTGCGCATTTAACCAAGCGTTTTGTTTAGGCGTTACTCTTTGAACCCAACCGTACTCTAAATACATTCCATACGTTGCAATCTCTGGATTCATGACCCCAACAATTAACTTCTTACTCGCATTGGCTTTAATGTTTTCAAGTAACTTACCTGTTAGGTTATTAGATAGGACTCGAATAGCCATGATAAAATTTGCTTAGTGTTTTTCTTAAGGCTTCATTCAAAACCGTTCGGAACTATTCAGTCCGGGCGGTTTTCTTTTATCTAAAAATCGTTATCCCCACGGGTGAAAATTACCCCCACCGTAAAATCTTCCCCCAACTCTGTATCTTGCGGTCATAGTCCAATACATAGCACCACACTTAGTTTGCGCCCACCAGTCACCAACAAAAGTATTTGCTTTTAGCAGGTCAAAAGAAGTACTTACCGAGCCTTGAGTAGCGCTAGTAACTCTTCCGGGTTGACCTTCCGGTCGTTGGTCTAAAGTGAGTAAATGGCAAGTAGCAAGATAAAGCAGCCGTTCACGTAAAAAGATTTTGTTGTCAGGGTCATAGGGTGCAAAACTATCAGCGTCAGTATTGCCTACAAACTCAACGGCTAAATCAAAGTAATACTGTAAAAATTCATCTGAAAATTTAACTTCATCCGAATAAGCCGGATAAATTTCTCTAAATTTGTCGGGTTCAAAAATAACAACTGCCATAGTGCACCATTGAAAAGGAAGGTTTTATTGCTCTTCTTGTTTTGCTTCTTTAACGTTCATGGATTCAGGAACAATCGGGTGTAATCCGTTATCCATTTCTTCTAACTCTCCGTGGTCTTGCTTAGAGTTATATTCGTCTTCTGTTTTCATTTCTAACAAACACGGTAAACCGCCGTTAAAGCCTTTAAAAGCTCTTTCACCGCCGTGCATTCTTACAATGTTTTCCCAATCTACACGGTCTAATTTCACGGCAACACTATTGCCACGGCCTAACAAAATGCCTTCTTTTTTACCTTTTAAATGATCGTTTAAACCGGGAAATACAACGGTCTTAGTTCCGCCGTTTTTTGTCGGAACATCGTCAAACATAAGGCCATGGGGTAAGGAGCAAGCGATAATTACAGTATCGCTAGATTTAGCGTTACTCTTAACTTTCTTTTCTTCTTCAAAGGAAGTTGATACCACTTGCGGGGTTTCAACTGTTTGAGCTGTTTGAACTGTTTGTTTTGCTGTAGCAGTATTAGCTTTACGTGCCATTGTTTTAATCCTTAACTTAAAAAAAAAGGAAGAGAGGGTTAGCGTCTATGCGCCCTCTCTTCCTTAACGTGAGGAGAATCTAAGAGAAAAAATGACCAAAAAAAACCGGTATTTAAATACCGGTCATTGTTGCGATTAGTGAAGGTCTTCGGATTACCGTACCCCAGGTACCGCCCATTACTTTCTGCTCGAAAGAAGAAAGTTTAGGAATAGTACGACCCACAAAGTACCTCTCGCTATAGCAAGAAGTTCCGGTATCGGTTCCCATAAGCGCTGGAACAGTCATGTAAAGCATTTCACCTGCACTAGTTGAAAGCTCCGGCAACTGGACAATTTCCATTCCCGGGAATGCCTTTTTCAGCATATCTACTGCGGTTAATCCGAAGCTGTTCGGAGAGGAAAGATAAGGAGCCATAGCGTTACTAATGGCTAAAACAATTCTTCCATTCTGATCGACTAAACCACCATTATTTGAAGCAATTTGGCTCCAGAGTTTGTTAATGTCGTTAAAAACGATATTAGCTGTAGCTTCTGGATTAGCAGCGGTTTTATCTGCCCATGTGCTCTTAGAGTTAACGGAAATTGGAGCGATAGAAGTTGGAAGATTCGGGTCGTTTAACATACCGTAAATTTTCTTACCGTCAACGCCGTAAAGGGCAAATTTATTGTGTGCTCTTGCCAAAATAAATGCGGCTGCTTTCTGCTTAGAGGAAACAAGATTTAATTTAGCTTTGGCGGCGGTATCTGTTTCCAAGTCACCGTATTTAATAGTAGTAGAGAATAAGAAGTTTTCTCTAACCGGATAAGCAACGTTAACATCTGCACTTACATTGTCCGCAAAGTCAGAATAAGGGGTTACGTCACCAACATATTCTTCCACCGGGAAGGTGTAGAACTTATCTGTTCTATCCCCCTTGCGGGCTTCGGGCATAATCTTAGACGCATTTAATGCGCTAAAAAGAATCTCGACAACCTGCGGGTCAATGAAAGTAGTGTAAACGGCCGGAACGCCAACACTTACGGGGGTTTGTAATGCGGCGTCTCTAGCTAATCTTTGAGCTGTCTTTTCATAATCAACAACAATTGATCCGCTATCTTCTGAATAAGACATGAAGTCTTTTACTTGCAGGCCTCCAACGCCCTTTAGTTTTGCCTTTTCAAAATTGTTCATTTATTAATCTCCAAAAAAAATTTGAGTATCTGGATTAAGAACCGGAAGCGGCGGGTTTAATTGCCAAGCCGTGGTTGCTAATGATGATCGTGTCTCCCTTAGCTCCTGCGGTCTTTACAACCCAACCAGTATCGTTAGTTGCGCCGGCTGTGCCAAAGGAAATTGCACCAGTTGTTGGTGCGCAAAGAACGGCCTGACCAACGGAAGCGACAGCAGGGGCTTCAAGGTAATAATCTCCACGCTCTGCAATAGTCAGTTCTGCGCCCTGCTGATAAACATCGGTATCTTCACCGTCTAAGCCAACGGTTCCGGTAAAAGTTCTTTCAACAAAACCGATTACAACGTCACCGGCGGAACCCTTAGCGGAAGCAATCGGAAACTTAACCGCATTACCTGTGCTTGTTGAGGCTTTAGCAAAAGCAAAAGAACCGCATTTAACGGTTCCGTCTGAAATGTAGTTAACAGGTGTATAGACCGCCTGATTAAAAATTACCTGCTGGCCGGAAATACCAATAGCAGGATTTAAAGTTACTTTCTTTTGAAGCATTGTTTAATCTCCATTAAAAATATTTGGTTAGCTATGTACTTTGTCGAGGATTGAACCCAAGGCGGAAGGTTTAGCCGGGGCGGAATCTTTAGCAAAAGAAGATTTAGAACTTCCTGCATTACGACCCTTCATGTAAGCGAAGTAAGCGGATCTAGCGTCACGAGCAGAAACACCTTTAACGCCCAACTTGTTCAAGGCGGCAACGTAAACCGCTCCGGCGGAGTCGTAAGCACCAAGGCGAATGTTCCCGAGAACTGGTTTAACGTCATCAATAGCTTTCATTTCTGCATACATTGCTTTCTTGAGAACTTTCATAGAATCGGAAGCGGTAACTTCTTTTTTCTCTTCCTCTTCGTCTTTAGCCTCAAGTTCTTCATCGGAATCTTCTGCTTGATCTTTATCACCGTAATTCAAACCAGCTTTAAATGCGTTCTGAACTTCCTCCGGGGCTTCGTCTAAACCGCAAGCCTTTAATGCGTCTTGGATTAGCTTATCTTCCATGCCTTCTCTTTCATGGTCTGCGTCAACGCCTTTCGGGTCTTGTTTTTCGACTTTTTCACCGTAACGGGTGCCAGCCTCAAAACCTGCTTTAAATGCCGGGTCTTTCATCTTTTCATCAAGTTCTTTGTCATCGTCTTTGACTTCTTCGTCCATATTTACTTCCTCTTCTTCATCATTAGCGGGTTCATCATCTTTAACTTCCTCGTCTGAGTCTCCGGTTGCTTTCGGATAAGCGAGGTCGGTTAAAGTTGTTTTGAGTTGTTCGGCTTCGTCATCGCTTAAGCCTTTAGCCTTTAAAGACTCAATGATTTTCTCGATCTTTGCGTTCTTATCTTCATCCTGTACGTCTGTAACTTCTCCGTCTGGAGTAGTCTTGTGCAGGTCGATAATTGCTTGAGCGAGGGTCACTTCTGCCTTTTCTGTGGCATCGTTTTTTGTTTCTTCGTCCATTTTCAAAAGTTCCTGTTTTGAATCACGAACCTTAACTTCCGGGCCAGCCCGCCCAGTTTCAACTAACGCCAAATGGTTCGCTCGAATTTGACGCTGTACATAATCGTATTTTTCCCCCGCTTCGGTGACGCCCGGCGTAAAGTCTGCAACATAGGAATAAGCAAGGCTTAACTCCTTCATTGATTCATCTTCAATGCGTTTAATTGCGTCTTTGTCGTGAATGTGTAAAGAGTTAAAGAGATACGGATAATCAAAATTTCCGTCCGTTCCTGTGGTGCCTATGCGGGTTAGTTTTGATTCCGGTTCACCGTAATCGTCATGGTGTTGCAAGTGAATCGGAATTCCGTTAACGCTTTCAATTGTCTCTTGACTTTTAAGTTCGTCTGCGGGTCGGTAAGCGTAGTAAATTTTTTCCGGTTCGAGGTTTAAAGCCTCGTAGTTACTAATCTCTTTTCCTAAGTAAGGCGCAACCTGTACTTTAGTTAGCGGTGATTTAGCAACATGGAGAAAACCATTTTTATCTATTGAACGAACGCTTACCGAATCGAACGCAATAGATCTATTAGAGTTTTTCACTTCATTTGCCTCTAAATAATTTGTGGTTATGGGATAAGGGAATAGGCAAAACTAAGGCCAATGGCGACAAGGACAATTAATAATGCCCAACGGAAGCACCGCCCCCAAAGTGATAAGGCCTTATCGGGCGTTTTAAAAAACCACATAATTAAAAATTTCCCATGCTTTGTTATAATTTCCATAACATTTAGAACATTCCTTTAAATGGGTCTAAAAAAACCCCTTCGAGTCGTCACCTCGTTGGGGTTTTGCTTTGTCTGCTGCTTTTAATTGCTACTCAGGGATTACGGCACGAAACACGCACCGGCAGTAGTAGAGTTGTCCGGGAAGTACTTTCTGGTCAACCTCCGAATCGTATAGTCCCTCAGACAATTTGAATCTTTTTCCGTTCATAGCCATATGGCTTTTACGGCTTGTATACCGCCCCGGTACGTGTATCCAAATGCCCTCAGTGATACCTACTGACTTGCAATTTTCTTGCTGTATCTGCTGGCTAATTTTTAAGGTTTGATCCAGCGCAACTCTTTCAGCTCTTTTCTGCGTGAAGCCTTGTGTTTTTTGCAAGGTCTCGATTATGTTTGAGTAAGTATTTTTACCTTCGTAAGCGTCCATGAAAGCAGAACGGATATTTGATAATTCAGAGGTTGCGATATTGGTAATCAGACTAGTAGTGTCTTTAACCATGTCCGGTAACTTTTCCATGCAATTTGGCGTTATGAAAAAGTGCTTTCTGCTCTCTCTCATTTCATAGTCAAGCACTGATTGAGGAATACCGGCGGATTTAAGCGAGGCTCTTTGCGCAACGCCCACATCATGAGCCAAGTTTTTCACATACCATTGCGCTATCTGTTGAGTCTCTTTGTCTGCTGTCCGCAACCACTTCATCATGTTACGAGCGATAAAGTCATCAACGTTACGTTTAAACCGTTCGGGGTCACGTAATACAAGCTGGTTAATCTTCTCTTTAATACGTCTAAGCCGTGCCCGGTCAAATGGATCATCCGGCCTAAATGTAAGTGAAGCGTCTCTTGCTAATGCTCCTTCATCATCAAGATAAAGCAGAACTTCATTTAAAACACGTTGACGGAACTGTTTTAGATAAGTCAAAACCTTCTTTTTAAATTTGGCTTGAACTCCCTTATTGGGCTCAACAGTGCGGGCGGTTTTCATTAACTAATATCTCCGGCTTTATCCGTGTTTTCAACGTCTACTTTTGAATCCTGCGGGGCGTTGCGCTGGTTAAGAAAATCCTCCATTCCACCATTCATACTTGAGGGGTCATCTGTCATAAGATCGCCTTCTACTTCCTCTGGCAACTCTGGAGATAAGAAATCTAAACCGCTGTCAGCGTCACGCCTTACATACTCTCTAACCTCTTCGGCACTAATAACATTCCTATCCTGCAAGACGGAGGCCATATCTACTTTGGTCTTAGCCGTCATAGCTTTCGAGGCATTATCTTCTTCTCCAAGTTCATTAAACGTAAATGAAATAGAAGGGTCAATGTGTCCGAATTCGCAAATCTGAATTACGTTTAATAAGGTTTGTATAGCGTCTCTATTTAGTTCCTGCTTAGATTTAATGTGGTCATAGTAATTTCTGATATCACTTTGACCTGTGGCATTAAAACCGCTAGGAGAGATACCTAACAACTTCACGGCCGGAGTTCGGTTAATAGCGGCGATAAATTCAAGTGCCTGTCGGATAATATCGACAACACCACTAATAGTTAACGTAATATTTTCCACCGATTCCGCACTGTCGCAGGCAAAAATAGCGTCATTGTTTCTATAACGCTGTAACAGTTTCATTTTTGAATCAAGAGCTTGAACCCCACCAAAGTCCATGACCTCGGCAAAGTTTGTCTTGAATACTGTTAGATTTAATTTGTCTAGGATACTAACGCCTGTTTCTCTAGCCTTATTCCAGTGCAGAACGTAATCCCACAATATTTGCGCCTGCGGGATTCCCAAAAAGTTATAAGCAGGTTTTAGCAGTAACGGCGGTTCATTATCAACGAGTTTAATTAGTCTTGAAGCGTGTACGGGTTTTCCAAGTACAAACCACATACTCGGATCAAGATAATCATCGGCTAACGGATTAGAAGCGTTATAAGGCCCGGGCGAAACATTAACCGGGTCAACAACTACTAACCTAATATTTTTACCTTTTTCAAGTTCTGCGGATTTATCGGAAATATTCAGCGGTAAAGTTAAATCCTCGGTTCCTGTGTCAATAAAGATAAAAGCACCACCCATGAACCCAACGATAGCCAAAGCCTTATTAAACAGACTTCTAAGTTTGTACTTAGATTCTTGCAAGTCTTGGAGTTTAACTAAAACTTCTGATTCGACTTCATCCCCGCCCGTTACTTGTATCCATTCTCGGCACATATCATCGGCTACGGTTTGAATACAGGTTCTAATCATTCCGTTTTGCGCTATCTGCTGTAATACTCCATAACCAACAAAAGAGGTCATGGGATACTGTCCTAAGTCGATAGCGTGAGCAGTAAGCGATTCATAGAACGCATTAAAACCGCCGGAAAAAGCGGAATCACTAGCGAATTCGCTAGGCGTTTTTCTATCTTCCTTTGGAATTCCTAAGCTAATCGGGGGCGCAAAAAGATTTTCTAAATCCGATTGAGTAACGGTTTGACTAGGCGGGACATAAGGGAAATAGTCCGCTTCTTGAATTTTTGAATAACGTTTACTCAGTTTTTCATGTTCACTAGATACAGTTGTATCTTTGTTTACTGCTGTATCTTGAGATACTGTTTTGTTTTTCTTTCGAATAGACATTATTAATCTCGTTTAGAAGTTTCGTTATTCAATAACTAGGCTTACCGCCTTACAAATCAAATAGAAAGCACAAGAAGCAATTAGGAAGTTAACCAGCCAACCAAAAACAACGGCTCGCTTTGGCAAGTCTTTTTTAGTCATTAGCCAATACATATGTTTTCCTACTGTTGCTATAATCTTCATATCGACCTACTACTTCTAGGTTGAAAAGAAAAACCCCGAGCAACTGCAATTGTTCGGGGTCATTTTTTAGGTTTAAGTTTTCGGTTTTAGTTAATAGCGGACTGGATACTTCAATTGCTCCATTAGCTCAGGAGTAAGCATGAATCCGGCTTTATTTCTGAAATACGCTAAGGATTGCGTCATGCTGTCGACTTGGTCATCGTGAGCACCAGCCGGAAAGTTAAATAATTCCGCTTCAAATGCGCTTACCCAAGGCGTTCTATCAGGGGCAGGTATGTAAACATTACCCGCCTCAAAAAACGGCGTTATGGCACTTGCTCGGGCTTCTTTTGACTCTTTAGGTGTAATCGGAATAATCCCGCTTACGGTCTTTTGAAGTTCGGAAATAATCGCACTGCCATTAGCTTTATCTTCTACTAATTTTCTTGTTGCACGAGGCCACTTTTTGGCTAGCAATAAAAACATTTCCCGGGTTTTAACAAAGTCCCATTGCCCACGAACTTGATCTAAAAGATAAAAGTCCGCTCCTTTTTTGCCCCAAACCTGACCTACTACATAGTCAGAATTTTTAGAGTCTTTAAAGGTCATATCCCAACTAATTAATTGTTGGTCAAACTGTGCCGGAACGCTTGTATCAGTCCAGTACTTAATCCATTCCGCTTTAAAGATTGAACCTCCGTCCGGGATCGGGTGCTGCTGATATAAAGCCGCCCAATCTCTGGAACCGATTGTTTTCCTTATTTTCTCTAACTGGCTTAAGTCGTAACGCTCAGGGTGTAAAGCCTCACCCTTATTGCGGTGCGGTTCGTCATTTTCCGCAATAGCGGGATAGTTAATTACTGTAAAAGTATCACCTGCCCCCGTGTTCATGTTTTCGATTAATCGGCCGATTAAATCATCGAGGTTCCACCTCGTAGCCATGACAATTACACCCCCGCCCGGGCTTAAGCGGGTATAAGCCGTTGACGTGTACCAATCCCAAATAGAATTTCTAATCGTTGCACTGTTGGCCTCGGCCCTATCCTTTACCGGGTCATCAATCAATAGGATATCCGCACCTTGGCCGGTAATACCACCGCCAACACCAGCAGACCGATAGACGCCAGTATGTCCGACTATTTCGAATAAATCAGAGGTTCTAATGTATGAACCTCTTGTTTCCGCATTAGCTTTTTTACTCGCTAGAGTAGTTTCAGGGAATACTTCAAAATACGCTTCGTTATCAATAATGCGCTGTACGTCTCTATTAAAGCGTTGTGATAAATCGGAACTATAGGAAGTAGCGATTATCTGTAATTCAGGATTACGACCGAAAGCGTAAGCAGGGAAGCGTCTAGAAACTATCTCACTTTTCCCAGAACGTGGAGGCATACAGATAATTAATCGGGGGGATTTTTTATTTTGTACGTCTTCTAAGAACTTATCCAACTTATCGCATATTTCCTTATGCACCCACCCAAGCAGGTAGTCTCTTTTAGTAAACGTGATAAAAGCGGATAAAGACTGCCTAGACGCCCGGCGTTTTAGTTCATGTATCGCTTGCTCACATGTTATCGTTGAGTTGCGCAATTTTCATTAGTTCCTCGTTACTTAAGTTTTCAACTGTTTTAGTGTTTACTTCAATAGGCGCACCGTCTGCGCCCGTAACTTCCTGCTTGATTGTTTCTTTCCAACCGCCTTGAGTCTTGAGAAAGAAAATCATGGCGGCGGTGTTTCCGATTTTAATCTCGGTCATTAAAGCATTAGTTACTAGTGCGATTCCTTTGGCCTTTCCTCTTTTTATTGCATCCGCAAATTCTGCAAATTCTCTTTTTCGGCTGTATAGAGTTCTTTCTGAAATTCCAAGCGCAAGAGCTATTTGCTCTTGAGTTAGGCCGTTAGCAGCCAATGCTTCTACCTGCCCGAGGTCAGGAATAATTTTAGGTTTTGTTTTCATGGCGTACTTTTCTCCATTTTTCGTTAAGAATGCAACCGGTTCACTGCCATATTTGAAAAATCTTAAAAAAATCTTCAAAAAAAAGACGTTCGATAATTTCTTACCGAACGCCCACATCTCAACCAAAGGAGTTTTTACATGACGACTGTTTTTATCGGGTTGCAGTCTCCCGAATAAAAAAATTTATGCCTGTTGTTTAGGTACATACAGACGTTCAATTGTTTTCACATGGTTCTTTGTTGCACACATGGAGCAAGTTTTAGGAATTTCTAAAACACATTTAAATCTTTCTTCTGGCATTGAGTACTCAGATATGAATACCGGCAATTTTTGATTTTCAGCCCATAAATAAAAACGCTCATAATCAAAAGATTGTTTTCCATATGAAACAGTTGAACGATATGGAATATCGCAATAGATAACTCCGTATTTATTAATAGCTATATCTTGATAGTCAGATTCGTAATTCTCGACCTGAATATTGATTATTGTGTTTAATTCATTAACCCGTTCGATAGCCTCTAAGGATTGGACTCTTTCTAATGTTCTCAGTTTTGATTTAGCGGATTTATTTTCTGTTGTTTCAAAGTATCCGTTACTGTATAGAGTAGTAATGAACTTACGAAAATGTAACCGTCTTTCTCTTACAGTTTCAGCAGTAATCATTAGGTGAACAAGTTTCTTAATTGGTTCAATCTCGTAAGAATACAAATATTGTCCACCTTTATTCCCAAAACTATAGACTGACTTAATAAACGGGTCACTTTCTTTTAGTTTAAAAAATTCTCCATGGCTTATCCATTCAGTTCTATCTAAGAATTTGCCTCTTAGAGAATCAACAAAAAACTTAGTTTGTCCATGTTGTATATCGTTAACTACTATTTTGTCCCACTTCTTACTAAACAAGGCACAATGAGCAATAGCACCACCACCAGAAAACAGATCATATAAAGTTCCTCCGGCTGGAAGAAAATCTACAATCTTTTGGGCTATGCGGTTTTTTGAGCCTTGATAAGGCAAGCCAAAATTACTCATTTAACTAAGCTATATGCGAACGAAAAAGAAACAATAAAAAAAGTTATGAGAATTCCCCACCGTAAAACAAAAAACCACTTCGGATATTTATCGGCTAGTTCCATAATCAATTTCCTACAGTGCTTTGATATAATTTCCATAGTCGATCCACCTCGAACCAATCGACAAACGAGAAACCCCGCTGATCTGCACAATCAACGGGGTTTAATTTATTTGGCTCGCTTGATCAGGCTCAAACGAGAAAGCCGTAATAACTAAGAACTAAGTTAAAGTCCAGTGGCACCGATGACGATACCGGAAACAAAGCAAACAGTAACTATCTTTAAAGCTAAAACTTTAGCTTCGTAAATTGTCCCTAACGCTTCCAAAATCGTGTCGTATGAACTGACCGATTCGGTAATGTCTTTTATTAATACTTCTTCGTCCATATTTCCCGGCAACAGATAGCGAGAAAAGGATTTACTAAAATTCTTTGGTACAGACAAATAAACCAAAAAATAAAGAGTTATAAGGACAACCGTTAAAGCAAAAGCAGCCGAAATCGCCAATAAACATTTTCCGTACCACTCCGAAAAGTAGCCGTTACGATACAAAAAAGATAAAGCCGTGAATTGGAAAAGAGAACCGAACAAATAAAAGGATAATTTTTTATTTACTTCGTGAAGTTCTGTCAATACTTCCTTGTAGGTTTTATAAGCTGAATTACGAACTTTATTAGCGAAAACAAAATTTATCGAACTTGGATTAATAGAGGTCATATATAGCAAAAAACCCCGCATTTAGCGAGGTTCCTATCTTTCGTCCATGCCAAAGCCCCTAAGCAGGGGCTATCGGTACGCACTTATGTGGTCAGCAAATTTTATTTAATTATAAAACAAAATTTTACTTAGGGGTAACTGTACATAAGGTTAACTTTAAATAAGGGTTAAAACTAAGTTAACTCACATAAATAAATGATAAAACCGGTGGGTAATGCTTTACTTAAATTTCCCCGGTTAATTGCTTTCTGATATCGCTTTCAAGTTCAACTCTTTCTTTAAAGATTCTTAAGATTTTTGAACGCCAGTGAATCTCTTTAGCTCCCTTGGAAATATGGGCGTGTTGGCGCATTCTTTCGTATTCTCGATAAGTACCGAAAACAAAAATCTTAATAAACTTCTTGACTGGCAGGTATTGCAAATAATCAGGCATAGAACGCCATACGTCATTAAATAAATCTGCGTCTTTAAAGTCTATTGGTTCGGGCGGATCTTCTCTATATCTTAGTTCGTCTTCTTCTCGTTTTTTCCGTTCCTCTTCGGTCTCGTGTAATCGTTCTGTTGTTGCCTTGAGGTACTGGCAAAAAACAAAAGTGATAGATACGCTTCTATCGAATTTATCCATGTAAGCCCGCCTCCAATTTTCAAGACGAGCTAAGAAATTAGTATCAATTTCAAAATCATTCATATGTTTGTCAGTACTCCACAAATTCCCAACCGTGAGTATTTTTCGGATACACCACAATCATCTTGAAGGGGTAATTAGTTGCGGTTGATTTAACTTTTACTTTTGCGTCATCTAAAAAGATTTTTGGATTAGCTTTAACCTCGTGAAATTCAAGAGTGCTATCAGCTTTTAGAACTAAAAAATCCGGCGTGTACCAACACGCACCGTCTGCAATTTTTACCTTGATAGATTCGAACCAAATTTTTTGGATCCGGCCGGCTGCTTCCTCAGCTTTTAAGTACTCGAAATAACGCCGTTCGGTCTTATTCATTTGACCTTCTTTTAGCCTTCCTTTGGCTTGATAGAGGCGCATACCTTTAGGGTTCTTAGGACTTGTTTTGTCTGATTGAGTCGATTGAATTAAATCTTGAATAAATCCTTGCTGGAAGCGTTTTTGTCGTTCCTCTTCTTCCTTTTTCTTTTTGTAGTAAGCAACAACAAGCGGATCATCTTCGGAAAGTCTTAAGCCGTTCATTTTGTTGTCTCCTTTAATTCGAATCGGTGGCAAGACTTGCAATCCTTATGCGTAATCATCCCGTTGTATTTGCCGGAGAACCAACGTGAACAAACGCCATGTTTATCAGAGGATGACGGAAAAGCGATATACAAGGTAGTTTTTTCAAAATATTTGCAATGACCGCAAGTATTGAGATAAATCTTTTTCTTTTTTGGCATTGAGTACATAGTCGCAATAGTCTTGTGAGCTTATAAATTGATTGATATTTGTTCTAAGGTTGGATTGAAAGAGGGGGATTTTTTATAGAACGCTATGCGCTTAGATATCTGTGAATAATCCGCTTTAATGAACTTATCGCATTGATAATCAATAACGTTCGCTTCCCAGTGTTTATCTGGCTTTTCATGACAGAAAATCTTGAGGTGAAGATTACCGGGCTGGCCTAATAGGAAATCTGTAATAACGCTCATTGGGCGGTTTGCCAGTTGGTTCTTTGGTTGCGGTCTGGATTGAGCGAATTGACAAAATAAGCAAATACCGGACATTTTTATTCCTCCTGTTGGTCAATAGAGGAATCAAGTAAGAACCCGGCAAACTTAGCAAGCAGATAAATGAATGCAAATAAAGCGAATAATCTAAGCAAAATGCCAAGAACTAAATCATTCATTTTTTACCTCCCAAAATCTTCAAAATTAGTAATCGTGTTTGAACGCTCATATAAGCCGTATACGGCGTTTTGTTTTCAAAATGGGTATTCGTATTGGTTAGGATTAGAAAATTGATTCTGGAGCTTTTTAGCTAGGTCAAAAGACTTAATAAGGCCAAAGGTTTTATTTATCTTGTCGTTTTTCTCTTTCTCGATAGCCTGCTCCATTGAGTTCTTTTTTTCTTCCCGCATTAAGTCGGTTGAAAGTTGTTTTTCAAAAAAGGCTAAGATTCGAGTACCGAAGGAATAACAAGATTCGTAATCCGTTTGTCCGTTCGGTTTTGTGATTGTTTTTGGCGCAAGTTCAGGATGACCGACGTTTACAGCCCATTCATTTAAAAGTTCTATTTCTTTCCATTCGAACCGTTGGAACTTGCGGTTAATCGAGTATTCAATAGCCATGTTGTAATAGCCAATGAATTCTTTAATGTTTTTCGTGACATAAGGCCAAAAACGGCTATCAACAGCTTTGTGATATTCGCAAACGAATGGGATCGGATTACTTGAGTCTTGCGTTGTTGAAAAAATACAACCTTGCGCTATACAGCATACCGGCACCAGTTTAGAGGGTTCATTCGGATTGAATACTTGATTACCAGTTTCCCATGCCATGTTAATTTTCTCCTTTTAATACGTGTTTATCTGTGTTGTTGTGGTTTCTTGTCGTAATAACCTTCAATGATTCGAGGTAATTTGTCTTCACTGGTGATAAACTCGAGGTCGGCTCTATAGCCATTTTCATTTTGACCGTTGAGCGAAGTGGCATACTTAACCTTTTCAAACACCCATTTGACAGTATTAAGTCCCTTTTGCTCTTCGGTTATTTCATTTTCAATAACGACAGAACGCCAGAAATTTCTAAGCTGGTTGATTCTTTTTTCTGTATTCCACATGAGCACCGGAGGATGATTCGGCAAGACTTCGTGATAACAGGCGATGATTTTGTCCTGCGGGCAATTTTCAGCAAGAGAGTTGTTTGAAGGTACAGTTGTGCCGGTTCCGGCATTCGGATTGTCAAGGAATTGGTTTTTTGTTTGCTGGTGTCGTCTTAGCCAACCTTGCCAACATTGACTCCACCCTTTATCACTTCGTAAAACGTCTTGACCGTTACCTTGAGTGTAGTAAAACTTAAATTCAATGAAGGTACGTTCCGGATCAAGATCTGCCCTCATAATTTGGCAGTATTCCCGCCATTTTTCCGGCAACTCTTCTAAGTCAAACTTGTGAGTCCGAGATTTAGATTTAGTTTTTACTGCTGCCTTCGGTTTTTGCTCAGTTTCTTCTTGTTCGTCAAAAATCAAAAGAGAATCTTCGGAAGAAGTAATTTTTTCCTCGATTTCTTCCTTTTCTGCACTATCCGACTTATTAATTAATAATATTTGTTCTTGTTTATGTTCTTGTTCTTGTTCTTGATTAGGCAAGGTATTCGGTAAGGCTTTCGGTAAGCCTTTGCCAAAGCCTTCCGCATAACCTTCGTTATACGCTTTAATGAACTCTTCCGGAAGGGCTTTTTTGAAACTATCCGATTGATTATTAATGATAAATTCTGCACTTCTTGCAAAAATATAATCTCTTAAATTACATTCTGGAAGGCTATCTATGGCACTATTCCACGATTTAATTACGTTCGGACTTTCCGGCAAATTGTATTTAAGGAAGTTCGGAATGTAGATTAATTGCTCGGTTTTATCGTAGAGAATTAAGCCCTTTTCTAAGAGTTCCAAAAAGGCTTTTTTGAATATTTCAGTCATATCTAAGGAAAGACTTTCCGAAAGGCTTTCGGTAAGGCTTTCTTTCTCAGATAAATATTGAACGCTTCCTTGTTCAAAAGCTAAGGCCTCAATAGAAGAAGAAAATGCGCCTATGGGTGCGAGTTCTTTCTTAGTCAGAATGTAAAACCAAGCGTACCTAGCTTCAAGACTTAATGACCTGAATTTTTTGTCGTTACTAATACGACAGTCTATTTTTCTGTATACAGCCATTTTTAATCTCCTAGCGACCTTGAATATTTGCTTGAGCTTTACTAATTGTTTTGTTTCTTGAAAATACTTTTTGGAGATACAAAAGCCGCCCTTCGGGTATGCCGTGAATGCGCCACCCGGAAACGCTGGCCGGACTAACACCAACGATTACGGCGACAGCTTTAGTTCCGCCCAATTCGTTGATAACCGCCTTGGCGGTGTCTTTATCGGTTCGTTTTCTCATAATCAAAATTAGGTTTTGTTAAACAATTCCGAATTTAATTATAAGGAAATCCTAATTAAAAATAAATGTTGCCTTTTTGGTTTTTTCCTAAAATAATTAGGAAAAACTAATTTCAAGGAGTAGTTATGAGTACACTTGCAGAACGTCTTAAGGAGGCATTAGCCCAATCCGGTGTAAAGCAAATTGAAATAGCTTCTCTATGCAAAATAGCCCCTGCCTCGGTTTCGGATTGGTTTACAGGCAAAACTAAAAGTATCCGTTCGACTCATTTAGAAAAAGTTGCAAACCTTTTAAATGTTTCTTCTGTTTGGTTGGCCACCGGAAAAGGTGAGATGAAGTCTCAAACAGTGCTAGCAGAAGATCAAGTTGAAAATTTGGATGAATGGATAGAGATACCGGAATACAGAATTAAATTCGCTGCTGGATTCGACCAAGAGCCAAACTTAGAAGAACTTGACTCAAACCATAAGGCCGTTTACCGCCGTTCTTGGTTCATTGATAAAAGAATTAATCCGAATGATTGTAAGCGTTTCAGAGTAGCCGGAGACTCTATGGAGCCGTTACTTTTGGATGGTGACGTGGTACTTGTAAATTGTGCCGAAAGATTCATTATAGACGGCAGAGTTTATGCTTTTGTTTTCGGTCATGCGCTAAGAGTTAAAAGGCTCTATTCGCAAATCGACAGATCAATCTTAGTTTGTTCGGAAAACCCAAATTTTGCGGATGAAAAAATACCGCCCGATGAAGTAGATCAAGTAAAGATAATCGGTGAAGTGGTTGAACGCTCAGGGTCAATATAGGAGGCGTTATGAATACCGTTTTTAAAGTAATTTGGAACTTAATAAAACTACTGCTTCTTTGGTTTCTTATTTCATTTGCTTTAATGATTTTTACATTGTATGTAAATCCTAATGATAAGGATACAAATGCCATATTGTTCATTGTGTATATTTTTGCGCCTC